CGATGGCATGGTTTGTCTAACAAGCTTGAAGGATGTCAGAAAAGTTGATGAATCTTGTACATCGATTCGTTTTTTATGCCTGATTTTTTTAGTTTTGTGTCCAATTTTTGTTGACAAGTGCAAGTGACTGCATCTTTGATTGTATGAAGTGATGTATTAGTAATGGCAATAAGAGTGCTAATTGCTGATGATCACGCTCTATTGAGCCAATACGACCCGTTGAATTTGGCGGGTCGTTCAACAGATAGTAGGAGGTTATTATGAAGAAATTTTGTTTTTTGTTTTTGATAATCTGTGGCTTGATGGTTTTCTGCCTTCAGGATTGTCAAGCGCGGCAGAAATTAAATCTTGCTGATCTGGAAAATAAATATAACGCCGTGATTGGTGTTTACGCCGTTGACATGGAGAATGGAAAAAAAATTTGCTACAAACCTGATACGCGTTTTTCCTACTGCTCGACACACAAAGTTTTTACGGCTGCAGAATTGCTAAGACAAAAAAATACCTCCGATTTGAATGAAATTCGTAAGTTTTCGGCGGAAGATATTTTGTCCTACGCGCCAATCACCAAAGACCATGTTGCTGATGGCATGACGCTGGCGGAAATTTGTTCGGCATCGCTCAGGTGGAGTGACAACACGGCGGCAAATTTAATTTTGCAGGAGATCGGCGGCGTGGAAAATTTCAAGGTGGCACTTAAAAATATTGGCGACAAAACTACCAAACCTGCGCGAAATGAACCTGAACTTAATCTTTTCAATCCAAAAGATAATCGTGATACTAGCACGCCGAGACAGATGGTAAAAAATTTGCAAGTCTATATATTCGGCGATATTTTGAGCGACGACAAGAAAAAACTGCTGATTGATTGGATGAGCGACAATTCCATAACCGACACGCTTATCAAGGCAGAAACTCCGCAAGGTTGGAAAGTTATCGACAAGAGCGGTTCAGGCGATTATGGGGCGCGGAATGATATTGCCGTGATTTATCCGCCCAATCGCAAACCCATTGTCATGGCGATAATGTCGCGCCGCACGGAAAAAAATGCAAAATCTGACGACGCTATGATTGCGGAGGCGGCAAAACGAATTTTTGATAATTTAGTATTTTAAAGGGGCTTGATAGCATCGGTATTGCCGATGGGCAGAGAGGGCCATCACGCAAAAATATTTCGCCAAACATTTATATCTCACTCAAACTTCGCACACCTGAAACCCTTACTATTATATCATATTCCGATTTTCTTCATCAAAAATACGGCAGAGAATCCTGCGTTTCCTCTTGGATTCTCTGCCGTAATCCTTTTTTCCTGCTTATGCTCTGATTTCCGTCCCGTCCTTGAAGGTCACCCGGATATCGTCTTTGCTGTACACTGTGATGAAATCCACCAGGCTGCCCCACAGCCGGGCATCGAACTCCTTAATGAGATCCTGATTCCTAAGCTCCTTGATGAAGCTGTCCATCTGACGGCTCCGGGCCTTGCGATACTGGATGGCTTCACAGGTCTTGTCGTACTGCGTCTTCGCTGCTTCATACCGACTGACCAGTTCGTTGTAGTTCCGGTCATAATCATCCTGGTTCTGCGCGACCCTGGCGTTCTCGGCTATGAGCTGCTGTATCTTGTCGGCCAGCAGGTTCAAGTCTGTACTGAGCTTATCCCGTTCCTCTTCCAGGGCTTCTGTATCGGTAAGCCGTTCTTTCAGCAAGGTAACGTTATCTATGATTTCCGCTTTGTTTTCAATGAGTCGATTGGCAGCCCGGACGAAGGCTTCCTTGATATCATCTTCTGTCAGGTGCGGCGTCTGGCAGTGTCTCTTAAATTTATCGTTGCAGCGGTATATAGTTCTCCGGTACTTGTCAGTCGAATGCCAGACCTTGGCCCCATACCAGCCGCCGCACTGGCCGCACTTGATTTTACTGGAGAAGATGGATACGCCGCTGTAACGTTTTTTCCCTTTACGCCGCCTCTTGATTTCCTCCTGTACCCAATCGAATACCTGCGGGCTGATGATAGCTTCATGGTTATGTTCCACATAATACTGTGGCACTTCCCCTTCATTTTTCTTTGTCTCTTTTGTCAGAAAATCAACCGTGATTTTTTTCTGAAGCAGGGCATCCCCTTTATACTTTTCATTCATGAGAATACTTCGGATCGTGTTAGCTCTCCAGATTTTGCAGCCAGCTGGAGTGGGAATCTTACGTTCCGTCAGTTCTTTTGCAATAGAATGAAACGTGTATCCGCTAAGATACAAACGGTAAATCAACTTTACGATTTCTGCCTGCTTTTTATTCACTATCAGGTTTCCGTCCATTCCCCTATCATAGCCAAGAAAATGACTAAATGCCAGACTGACCTTCCCATCAGCAAACCGTTTCCGGTGTCCCCAGGTTACATTCTCAGAGATGCTGCGGCTCTCTTCCTGTGCCAGGGAACTCATAATGGTAATCAGGAGTTCTCCTTTGGCGTCCAGTGTCCAAATATTTTCTTTTTCAAAATAGATTTCGATTCCTTTATCTTTCAGCTTTCGCACGGTGGTCAGGCTGTCGACCGTATTCCTGGCAAACCGGCTGACAGATTTTGTGATGATAAGGTCAATTTTGCCGTCCATGGCATCATCAATCATCCGTTTAAATCCTTTCCGGTGTTTGGTATTCGTAGCTGAAATGCCTTCATCCGTATACATCCCGACAAATTCCCAATCATTTCTGCTCTGGATATAACGCGTATAATAATCCACCTGTGCTTCATAGCTGGTAAGTTGCTCATCGTGATCCGTTGAAACCCGTGCATAGCCTGCCACCCTTCTCTTTTTTTGACTGTCCATCAGCTTTTTCGTATAACTCCGCAGTGTAGCTGGAATTACCTGCACTTTTTTCATGGCAACTTCACCTCCTTCGTATGACCATCGTTAAATTGAAACAGCAATGTTTCGTTATCCTGTACTTCAATACGCTGCACTTGTGCTCTAAATGCTGTATCATCAAATTCCAATTTTCCCATTGTTTCTGCTGCCATACGCTGCAGCCATTCTTCTTTGATGCTTCTTACATGGATGCATCTATGTTCTCCCCGGCACCGCCAATAAGCCACTTTTCCATTCATACGTTTCTCTAGACAACGTATGAATTTCGTCTGGCACGCAGGACATACAATGCATTCCGAAAAAGCGGTATAACGGCCGGACGTATCACGCTGATGATACGTTTCCATCCATTGCCTCTGCTTTTTCTTCTGCTCATCCGTCCACATATCCTTTAAGGCTGTCGATTTCCATTCCTGTGTGATAACGTTTCCATCTTTGAAATGAAATACCAGCGTGTGATAAGAAGGAACAACAATCTTCTTTACCCGCTGAACAAACAGTTCTTCATCAAATTCATCTGTACCCAGAACGGCTGCGCATGCTTTTTTCAAAGCGGGCTGCGGGATGGAGCCATAGGCTCCGCAGTTTGTCCCCTTGCCCTTATGCGAATCACAGGTCCAGTATTCCCGTATCCTTCCCTTGTATTTCCGAACAACATGGACATAGCTTTTCCCGCAGATGCCACATTTGATGATCCCCGTAAAGCAAGAGGTGTTCAAAAAATCCCTGGCATATCCGCCCCGCTGCATTCCCATTTCCTTGCGATTTTTTAATTCCTGCTGAACCCATTCAAACATATCAGAAGAAATTATGGCTTCATGATGCCATTCCACTACATACCTATTCCTTTCTCCATGATTAACGGCCTGGCGTTTGGTAATAGGGTCCGTCACAAAGGTTTTCTGCATCTCAAGAACGCCCGTATAAATCCGATTCGTAAGAATCTGCCTGATACTGGCATCTTTGAAATAGTTCCCATACATGGTGCGGATCTCCCGCCGCTTTAGTTCCCGTAATATATCTTTTCTGGTTCTGCCCTGCAGATAGGCATCAAAAATTTCTCTGACAATCGCGGCTTCTTCTGGTTGGATGACCAGATTATCTTTCTCCCAGCAATAGCCGTAAACGAAGAACTTTGCATGAGGAATCCCCTGTTCAAACTTTTTACGAAACCGCCACTTGATATTATCACTGATGGATCGGCTTTCTTCCTGGGCAAAAGAGGCAAGGATGGTCAGCATCAACTCTCCATCTCCGCTCATGGTATGGATATTTTCTTTCTCAAACCAGACTTCAATACCCAGTTCTTTCAGGTGACGTACCGTCTGCAGAAGGTCAACCGTGTTTCGGGCAAACCGCTGGATGGATTTGGTCAGGATGATGTCTATTTTCCCGGCCTCGGCATCTTCCAGCATCCGCCGGAATTCCTGCCTCTTCTTTATCCCCGTCCCAGAGATGCCGTAGTCCGCATAGACCCCGGCGTATTCCCAATTCGGATTTTTCTGTATCAGCTTGCTATAATAACTGACCTGTGCCGAAAGGGAATGGTGCATCCGCTCCGATTCCATGGAGACACGGGCATAGGCTGCAACTTTCTTTCGTTGTTTCAGTCCGGATATTTTTTGTTCGATTTTACGGATAGTCCGCATAGAATCAGCTCCTTTCAACACTATATATCCCTCTTTTTTAACCAATTAGCAAGTATATAAATCGCCAGAAAAGGGCTGATATTTATGGAGCATCTCCTGCTCGAAAGTCTGGTACTCCTTCTCGGTGATAAGCTTTTCCGCCAGCATCACTCTCGCCAGATACATCGTCACCTGGAAGGTTGCTTCATTACGAAATAACCTTTTATCCATGGCGACCATCTCTGAAGCGATACTCGACATAGCAGGCATGGGAACAGAACTTCCGATGGCTGTTGCCATAGACACTGAACTTTTTGCCGCAATTTAGGCAAGTGAATGTATAGACCGCCTTCCGCTTCACCAGCTCGGGATGAGCGTTCCACCATTTGTTACGACAGGCATCGCAGCAGAATCGTTTCCGCTTGCGTCCCGGATTCTGTTCAATGGGCTTTCCACATTGCTCACAGACTGATGTTGTCTTCTTGGTAACCAGGTTGTGCCGTCTGCAGAAAGATTTCACTGTATTGATAGAAATACCGAGTATCACTGCTATCTTCCCATACCCTGCTCCGTCTCGGCGCATAGTAGTAATCTGTTGTTTCTGTTCATCCGTCATAATGAACACCTCCTGAAAATTGGCTCTCAGGAGTAATAGGACAAAAGAAATGATTTCAAGTACCCTAGAAAACAATTTTCAGTTTTTCCCAACTTGATTGGAAAAGTATGCTGAACTCAATGGGATCACTGTATCAGAATTAGTGAGACGTTCTGTTATAGAACGAATTGAAGACGAGCATGATGTAAAAGCTTACAAAGAAGCCTTGGCAGAATTTGAAGCCGACCCCGTAGTCTATTCTCTTGATGAAGTGGAAAAAGAGTTGGATCTGAAATGAATTACAGTGTTGTTTTTTTCCAAAAGAGCGTTAAAACAATTAAAAAAATTAGATAAATATACAGCATTCCTGATTACAAGTTGGTTGAGGAAAAACATAAATGGGTGTTCAGATCCTAGACAACATGACAAAGGATTAACCGCAAACAGAAGCGGGCAGTGGAGATATCGAGTAGGTGATTACCGAATCATTGTAGAAATAGAAGACACCAAGGTGATTGTTTTGGTTCTTGAAATTGGGCATAGAAAGAATATTTATCTGGATAAATAGAAATAAGCCGATACGGAACATCCTTCCCGATGTTCCGTATCGGCTTTTCTCATGCAATCTTCTGCTTTGCATCAGCCACAATAGCTTTGACCGCTTGCTGCAGCAAAGTAATATACAGCCTGTTCCGAATCTTCACCCACCAGCTGGTGGTGGTCTGGATTTCTGCTTCCAACGGATCTGTGAGGTTCTTCATCTGCGCTTCCACTAGTTTTTGGACATCATCCAGGTCAATGGACTTGATGGCCGCTTCGGCTTCGCTTCTGGCAAAGTCTACGACGACATTGGCGACGGCTTTCTTGATTTCTTCACGGTTCATAGTCATTTACCTCCTAGAATCAGTTGTTCATAATCTGTCACTCCCCTGGCAACTGCTCTGGCCATGGCATCCTGGGCGTTTGCAAGGATTTCTTCATCGCCAGGATTGGTGATAAAGGCCAGCTCGACCAGGACGGCGGGCATATCCGTGTTTGTGAGAACATACAGGCCGTTGACGCCGGGCGTAGCGATTTTCACGCCACGGTCGGTGATATCAAGGGCATCTACCAACTGGCTCTGGATGCAGCTGGCCAGCACGCTGCCACGGTAACTGCCGGCACAGGCCCAGGTTTCTGTGCCGTTGGCTTCTTCGGCTTCAGCGGCATTGCAGTGGATGGATACGAAGATGTCGGCGTCACTGCTGTTCGCCGCTTCGCAGATATCGTACAGGCTGTCGGACTGGAGCAGTTCGGTTTCAACACCAGCGGCATTCAGATAGCTTTCCGCAGATTCACCTACAGCCAGTGCCACATCACATTCGCGCAGCCCCGTTTCTCCGTTCACGGCACCGGGGTCAGGATTGCCGTTCGGCGCATGGCCGGGATTCAGGAATACTTTCATGATTTATCTTCTCCTTTCTGGTTGGCGGCGGACTTTACGGTACCGCCGATATAGCCAAGCAGGCCGGATGCGATGGACATGGCCAGCTCGTTAAGATTATAAAAAATGGCCATGATCAGGGCTGTGACCAGCCCAATGATGACCAAACAATCGGGGATATTCACTTTTTCAAACAAACTCATCCCACCACCTTAATGGTTAATACCACTTCTGCCTTTGTTGCTGAGGCTTCTGCCAGATAGGAATACAAAGCATCCGATATTTCCCCAATCATTATGACCCCCAGATCATCATCTTTCTCATAGAACAATTCTGTGGTATCCGATATTCCTGTCCCTGTCGTAAGTTCAACTTTGCAACCTGCATATCGTTTTTCTTCATCCAACAGGAACAGCAGCCCTTTACGGCTTCCATTTTCCAGAGCCCCCACGCCGACTATCTTAGGGCTTTCCGGGGATTGCTTCGTCGTCATAAGCATATGGCCAGTCAGCCACTGCGTGCCCTGTCCCGTCATCGTAAGGCTTACATCTGTAAAAGGAACAGTGGGAATCGGGGCGGCGTCGGTTGCACTGACAATCATGCCATTACTGATGGGTGCCGATATATAAGCAAGTTGAGGATTGGTACTGCTGTTTTCCTGCTCTTCCCCGTTGATAGTGATTTTCCCCGCATAATAATCGGTATCTGCTTTCAAGTTGATGCTCAAGGTATCCTGATACGTTGTAGCATATACGGTATTTCCATCTGAGTCTGTTTGTGAGGATAACTCCGGATGGTTGCAGGTAAGCGTAATGGTCTGATGCTCTTTTTGAATCAGGGTTATCGTCTTTCGTGCATCTGCCTGTGACAGGTCAGCCGTCCCCGTCACCAGTTCACCCTCTGAGGTATAAAACTTTTTCCCCTTAGCCACATCGGCAGCTTTCGCCGTTGTGTCAGACACTTCGCAGAACCGTGCCCTGCCGCCGTTTTTTAGGGGAATCAGGATGGATGGCACTTCGCTGTAACTGGCTCCGGCTATCGTCACATTTACCTTCATGGCCTTCCCTCCTTACTCGACAGTCAGGATTTTCGTCAGGCTGTCCTGGGAAACGGAAACGGTCGTCAGACTGCCCGTCACCTTGGTACCATTGATGTAGGCCGTCTTACCGCTGACAATCGTCCCCGCGGCGGCGGTGGCATCACTGGTATCGACTACGCTGGACTTGCCGCTGATGCCGAGGACCGTCACCCCGGACTTGATGTTCCCGCTGACCAGCTTGGCCTGTTCCTCGCTGCTGATGCGGACTGCCCCTTTGCCGTTATGGAACCCGGCCGGGATGGTATACGTGCCATCGGCCTTGCTGATACTGCCGCTGATGGCTCCGTTATTGGGCATGGAACCCGCGACGAAGCCGTTCCCGATAAAAGCGGATTTTCCCGTCAGGATATCGCCCGATGCCGCCGCAGCCCCGGTCGTATCATAAAAGACAGCTGTCCCCTGCCCTTCTGCCAAAGGGATGGAAACCTGCGGCACTTCCGCATACACGACCGAATTGATTTTTACGTTTTTCGCCATGTTGATTGCTCCTTTACTCGACTTTCAACTCATAGCCATTAAAGCTGATTCTGCCATAGTTCGACGGGATGGCAGCTACCGTCACCCGGGAAAGGGCCGCATGACCGCTGTCAGCGGTGACGACCTGTTCCTCGTCGGATGGGACGATGCATCTTTCCTGAAAGTCCCCGGAAGGGGCCTGGGGCATGGAAAGAATGCCGACAAGGTTGTTCCCCTTATGTGCCATTGTCCGTCACGCCCCTTTCCAGGAAAAAAGGCCGGGGCGGAATAAGGGTATCGGTGTATCCGTTCTCCC